TTGGATTGTCCTCAATCATCAATGTATACATCCATTGTTTGTCTTGATATTCTTTGGCTATGATTTGACATTTTATTCGATTCATTCCGTGGATGATAGAGGTCAATGTAACAACATCACCAAGATACAAATATCCATACTCGAAATCGGCTTGAATATCCACTGTGAAATATCCCAACGCTCTTTGTCGTAAAATGTTGGCGCCAATTCTTTGAACCGTTGCAAAATCTGTGACGAATTCCAATTCGATCTCTTGTTTTCGTACTCCAAAACGATTCTTTGAAATGGTGGTGTATTCGCTTTCTTTGATTGTGTAATATCCAAGAAACTTATCAAAAAATCCACTGTACCCATATTTCAATGTAACTTCATTGATGATTTCATCCGATGATATCGATGGTTCAATTGGCGATATCAAACGACAATTATCATCCACTTGAAAATCAAATAATGATGATGGATTGTTTTGAAAAATCATTGGAATAATCGGCCTTAGTCCGTTCGGACCGTTCACAATTTCCAATGGAAGGAATGGAATCATATTGGATTGGATGAACTGTTGAACGGTTATATCTGTGTTTATGTATCCGGTGAATTTGTATACATTGAGATATTCACGAATGGAATCAAAGGAAGGGAAATCGATATTGGCTTTTGTTTTCATCAAAAGAAAAAGAAGTAGATCGCCGGCCTTTTCCAAAGCTCCATCACCGAATGGATTTGGATGACCGCCACCATTCGTCCATCGTATCCAATAATATGGATTTCCGGCGTTTTCGGACGTGCTTTGGTTTCCTTCGATCGCCGTTGATGTTGTGATAACACTTAATTCATTGCCAAGTAGATCAAACGATTGTGATATGGCTATCGATGCGGTGTTGTGTGCAAAATCAACCACTTCCACCGAAGCCGCTTCCACTGGATGTCCGGCCACCATCAATTCGAAAACGCCACCAACCGAATTTTGTTCATTGTTTAGATACGCCGGGGTACAATATATATCCGCGTTGAATATTCCACCGGATGATGTTGTTTGTGGAATTTGATTCCCCGGTGAGCCAATAATGAATGGATATACTTTCCCAACCGCTGTTGAATCATGTGGATCGACAAATGTTTGATATGATATTTTTTTTTCTGGATCGACAATCTGAATGATTTGATCGTCCGTTTCATTCTCAATCGAAAACGCTACATATCCAACTGGTTGATCTACGTGTCCAAAAACGGGTTGTTTCACCTTGCCTTTCATCATGATGATTCGTTGTTCATACGTGTGAACCGGCTGAAATTCACGTATCAAAACATAAGATATTTCACACGGTGATTCATCCAATAAATTTCCTTGAAATCTTTGTTGTGAAACGTTGATGGAATCAAAATATACTTCCATCGGAATGGAATTCGATTCGGCATTGAAGCCCAAAACCGACGATTCCAAACGAAAATCCGGGTCATCTATGGCGCCTTGAAATGATATGGTTGTTCCATCGTCCGTTTCGATATCAATTGGAAGTGTGGAGAATCTGAAGGTTTGACCATTCCATTCCAATTCCATCAAAAAAACAATATCTGAACCAAGTAATTCAACATATGATGGTGCTAATTTCATGTAATCTCTCTGATATCAATTTGTGAAATTCTATAACATTCATCGACATTTTCATCACCCAAAACATTATCAATCGATATGTTTGATGTTGTAATCCCATAAATAAAATCTTGATATCTGTTCATCACTCTTTTTGTGGAACCGGCTTCAATCGATGGAATATATACAATCGGTTTTCCGGCGCCGTCCAAATATGTATACAATCCAATCAAAGAATAAGGTAGATCACCAAAATTAGCTATTGCATTGGTTTGGCTTGCTACGTTCAAAGTATTGTAGTAATCACCATCAAAAGATGATTCGAACAATGTTGTTTGATCGACGGGATCGGTCCACGCAATTCGCGCGGTTCGATGTCCAACACTTCGAACACGTGTTTTTATCTGATTGTCTGATGTTTGATATATATCGGTGTTCGATTCATACGATATTGATCTTCCACGTCCATATTGAGGTGCAAAAATAAACATCGAACCGTGAATGATTTGGCCGATTTCAAAAAATGAATCCACGATGGTTTGTGAAGGAATTTCGATCTTCCACCGTGATGATGATAAAACGGAATGTGTGATTGTTACTTGTCTAGAATATACTTTGAATGTTCCACTTGTCGGTTCGGTGTCATCGATTCCATCCAAAACAAATGTGGCCGGTTTTCCTGTATTGCTACCCATTACACCGGATGAATTCGACAATATACGACGATATTTTGTTGTCCCTGAAAATGTCAGTTCACATATACAACCGACAAATTCATTCTCAAATGCATAGAACGAACCACCACCGGATGTTGTAGATCGAACCGTGGAACCAATTCGAATCAAATCACAAACCAATCCATCGGACATATCAATAACACCAAGCGATGTCCACGAACCAAACGCTTCATAATATAATGTAAATTCACGAAAATTACATCCAAGTAATGTAACAGCGCCCATGTTGTTTGTTGCTACATCTCTCACCGTATCATTCCCATATGTAAACCATACAATATCTTGTGATGATCTGTTGGTGGATTGCCATTTGACACGTGGCGATGTGTTCACGTCAAACATCACACGTTCCAAAGCAAAATCAAATTGTTGTTCGATTTGATATTGATCTCCAATTCGCGCCGGACCATCGATGGTTGATATACTACATCCACCATTCACAAATTGTTTCAATCCGGTCGATGGATATGGAACACCAATCAATGGTGGTATTTGATCGAATCCACCGGTTGTTCCTAAATGGAATTCATACCAATTTGTTGATACTTGCGATGTTGATGTGGTGATGTGTCCCCAATTAACATTAATCTCCGATCCGGTTGATGTTGTAGATGTCACAGCTGAATTAGCTATATTTGTCCACGTTTTTCGGCTTCTGTAAACGTCGTATGTATTCCATACAATGATTTGTGAACCCGTAAAAGATACCAAAAATTCCACTTGTTCCGTACTGTGACCGGATGATGAACCCATCGATGTGGCGCCGGTTACATCGTACACATCAACCGCGTTTGTATCGATTCGGATTTCAACAATGTACCGTGATGAACCATTATCCAATGTCAATTCCACGCCACGTTCCGTTGATGATGAGGAACCACCCAATGTTGGCTCACAACGAAAACGAATGATTACCGGTGTATCCGTTGGATTGTTGTAGGTATAAAAAATTTGACCTCCGGATGTATTACAAATTGTTCGTAATTTGCCGTTGCTGATTGTATCGGATACCGATCCGGCGGTGGTACGTGTATAATTTCCGGTGCTTTGTGGTTCGTCGAATGGAAACCACGATTTATCGAATGTACGAACATCAAATTTGTTTGTTCTGACACCAACATTATTTGTTACATCCAAAGAAACATTCGACATTTGATTGTAGTATATGACATGAACCGAATTATCATCCGGACCGGGTACCGCTATATGACTCGAAAACAATCCACTTCGACCATCAACATAACGCGCATGTATATCACTTAATCTCGTAATTGTATCATTGTGATTTACCAAAAAACCTTGGTCCGTGGCTAAAAAATTATCCAATTCACCATCGACCGAATAATATAAAAGTGTTGAATAAAATGTATTTGGTGATGTGAATGTGCGCAATCTGTAAACCACATGTTTTTCTCCATTCGGAATTTCATAAGATGTACATTCACCATCCGATAACAAATTTGAAGATAATACACACGTAGATAACAATGAAGCGCCGCCGCCACTATAATCCACCACGTTTTCATAATCATTACCAAGTATTTGATCTACAATCGACGATCCACCATCTGAAAAAGACAAGATCGATATAAAATCTGGATCGCGTATCCAAGTAAAAATGAAATCTCCATTTGTATCTACATATAAATCAAAACGATATATAAATCCATCACCGGCGATTGATTCATCAATTTTTGAAAATGTCATACCACCATTGATCGATAAATATTGGATGATGCGATTTCGATGTGTTTCTAATGAATTAAACCAATAATGTTCCAAAATTAAAATGGTTTGGCCTTTGGAATATGCCAATCGAATCCTTTGTGGTATTTGTTCGGCTATGTTTATCTTTACATCCAAACATCCTTCATTTACTAATGTCCAATTGTCACCATTATTTGTTGAACGATATATGGATATGTTGGCGTAATTTGTACTATCATCCACTTGTAAGAATGCCAATAATATGGAACCATCATCCATCATACACATCGATGGATAAATATCTTGTGATGATGTGTTTTGTACTTCCAATGTTAATTTGTTGGTCCACGTTGATGATGTATCCGTGTTCAAACACTTATCCACCAATACAAATTTGTTATTTGATCCGCTGTATCTCTGGTACGCTACAAGTTTATCACCATTATCCAATGGTTGGACATATGGATAATTATATTGTTCAGCCGCTTCCGCGGCGATCATTTCAAAACCGGATAATCCATTTCGACCAAATTGCCCATAATACGTTGATTCACCTGTTTCGAAAAACTTAAACATCGCCGGGTTTTCTACATTCCCCGGTGTTCCACCTTTGATTGTTTCAATGGTGATATTGTTCAAATCGTCTTGATCTCCAAACGCCGACAATGACATATCATTTTGTGTTAGATTTCTTGGACTTCCACACCGTGAACCGGCTTGTGTTGCGGTTGTGGCTGAATAATCTAAGGAATCAACATTAAATGGTGAAGGAACCAAAAATCCTCGAAAATGTTCTTGTGTTTTTAATGCCATTTTAATACCTACCGGACGCGCGTTTTGTTCCAAATCTTCCTCGTTTTTCACCGGACGATATGAAACGATCGAAATGTTTGAATGGTTGTATGACTACCACTTTTTGTTGTGGTGCGTTTTGTAATTCTCTAAGTCCTTGTTCACCACCAAGCCGTTGTACCGTAGCACGATCCAAAACGGCTTCACCGGTCAATAATTGCGCTTGTGTTTGGTCCGGTGCCAAGGGATCGGATTGTCCAACCATACCACCAACATCGAATTTTGGTGGTGGTTGTGATTGTACGGCCGCCAATTCCAATCCAGCCTTACCAGCCGCCAACGCCGCGATTCCAACCGAAGCCGGAAACGGATAATCCGCAAAAGCACGCGCCGATGATTGGGCCATATCAATCAGTATTCCAGCCACGGCGGCCGATTGTTTCATTCTAAACGATTTCATCATTTGTTTTTCGATGGTCTGTTGATATGCGTTTTCAATCTCCATTCTTTGTTGTGTGGATTGTTCTGAACTGATGACACCGGCTTTTTCCATTTTTTCAATGTTTTCGATTGCTTCATCACGATTTCGAATGTATTGTTCTATTGCATTATCTTGGATTTGAAGAAATGCCGATGATATACCACTCACCAAATTCATCGATTCGTCAATCAATTGTTGGTTCATCGCTTTACGTTCTTCAATGATTTCATCTATTGCGGCTTTTTCAAGATCGACCAAATCTTGTTGTAATTTCTGTTCACTGAAAAATCGCGCTTGGTTCCCTTGTTCGTACATATTGACGATTTCATCACGCATTTCGATTCGACGTGACATATAATCATCTTCGGATATTTCACCGGCTTCCAAAGCGTTTTTCAAATCTGTGGTGCGTTGATGATATGATTGTTGTTCGGCAAATTGGATTTCTTTGATTCGTTCCAATCTTTCTTCATGTGCCTTTCTTAATTTATCTTCATCTGATAATTCACCCTTGTATAATTCCATCGACATATCAAATAATTTAGATTGTGCATCAAAAATATTACCAAGTACATCCAAATCATCGTTTCGGATTTCAATCAGTTTTTCAAGTGCTTTTGTTTCTTCTTTGATTTCTTCAATTTGTGGTTTTCTGGATGGTGTCTTTAATGGCTTTTCACTATCTGAACGGATTTTCATTCGTGCTTTGTGTAGTTTTTCAATTTCTTTTTCAGCGTCCGAAAATGCATTAAAAGCCGTGTCCACATTTTCAAATGCCGCGTTGAATCCTTCTTTGATGGCGTTGGCGGCCATCACCAATTCACCACTCAAAAGATGTTGCATTGCTACCAAATGACCGTTAATAACTGATATTTGAACCGACATCGCATGAAAAACAGTAGTGAACGCCGCTTTGAAAAAAATGATTCCGGACGATAATGAATCAATCGCCGATGATATTCCGGCTGTTCCGGTCATTGTCATAAGAATCTCTTGCATGGCGCCGGTTGCAACCGCTGATAAATCAGCCATAGCCCGTTGAAAATCGGCGGCTTGTTTAACGGCTTCCGGTCCAACATCCACGCCAAATTCGCGTCCAAGTGTTACAAATTCATCCAAAGCGCCAACCACACCGGATTGTGCAAACATCGCACCTTGTTTTCCAAATGTACGCATCAACAAAGCGTTTCGTTCCAATGGTGATTCCATATCGGATAATTGATGCATCATGTCACGAAATACATCATCGGCATCACGTAAATCTCCATTTGTATCTTTGACTTGAACACCCATATCATCAAACAATTTTGTAGCTGTTTTGTTTTCGTTGTTTGCTTCCACCATCAAAAATTGTAGTCTTTGAAGCGGTCCAATAAACTGTTCAAACGCCAATCCACTACCCTCGGCGGCAATTTTCAAACCTTGTAATGTATCGGCGGCGATTCCTGTTTTTGTGGATGTATCCACCAAATCATTGGTGGCATCGGCTACACGTTGGCCAAATTCCAACATCGCTACACCGGCGCCGGCAATCGCAACACCAGCCATCGACGCCGATTTGGACATTTTCGAAAACTTGTCTTTGAATGATTTGGATGTCTTATTGGCGGCGCGTTCGGCTTGTTTCAATTCTTTTTCGACTTCGTTGATTGCCTTTTTCATCTGTTGTTCGGTTATTCCCGGAATCTTTTTCAAAGCACGTTCCAACGCGCCGATATTCGCCGTGTAACTGATTTCAATCGTCTTGTTTACGTCCGCCATTATGCTATCCTTCGCGCAATCTTCAAATATTCATTGGCCATTTTTTCGGCAATATTTTGCGCTTGCCTTTTCATTGGATCAAACAAAAGTTTTGAAAATACGTGTGAATTTTTTGGAAGCGGAACCCGTCGATTGTCTTTTGTTTCTGATTCAAAGCCGATCGCCGTTTTAATCATATATGCATATTGTGCATTGTTGTTTATCGATACTTTTAGTCCAATTCTACCGCCTTGGATAATCTTGGAAGATTTGATAAAAAACATGTCTCTGGAATGTGGCTTGTTTTGTCTTGTCCGTGTTCGGCGATGGTCATATGGCCAATTTTTTTTGGTTTGATTCAAGATTGGAACCAATGACATTTTCATCTCATTTTCAAGAGGACGTAACAAATCATTAAGTCCATCCTCAAATATACGCAAAGCGCCGGATTGGCTTTTGATTGTGTGACCGGATGATGTTTTGATTTCAAATCCCATTGGATCCCTTTCTTAGATATTTTTCTCGTTGTTTCAAAAATCTTTCTTTCTTCAATCTTTCTTTTCTTTTCTGGATATGCTTCGAATCCATTCTTGATAATCTATAATGCGCAATCAAATCGATCTGTAAATCCTTTTCTAGTCCAATAAACCATCCGGGCGTTTGATTCCAATCTTTTTCAATATCAAGTATTATTCTTTGGATTCCTCCACGGCTTCCGATGAAAAATTTTCCCTTTCTTCGACCTCGTCATTTGATGGTATTTTGGAACCAGCCAAAACCAAACATTTGGAACCGGCGGTGATAATATCACCAAGTGAAACACCATTATCCAAAAGATATTTTTGCATTGTGGCGCCATACATCAATGGGTCACAATCCATCATTGAATATTTTGGTGGTCGAATGGATGGACACAAAACACCGATGGCCGCCGCCGATAATCTTCCAAATTTCGCACGGTTCCCATTGGTGGATGATTGTTCAAAGACAATATCCAATAAAATAGAAATGCTTGTCGGATATTCAATGTCCACCATTCCAAAACTTCCCAAATTAACTTGTTGTTTATCTTCCATGTTTCCTCCTTTGGATGATAAAAAAATGAATCACATATTATTATGGTGTGAATGTACTTCTTACGATACCACCGTAACATTCCCCTGTTAGACTGATTGAATCCGGATCCCCTTCTGAGACTTGATATGTAAGTAGACATTTCGATAATGTGGCACGGTGCCCAACTACCTCGGCGCCGATTGCGGTTTTATCAACATCAAAATCGATATCCACCAAGTATTGTTCGTAACCATTGCCGCCGGCGCTCACATTTGATGATGCGTTACCCGTTTTCATGATGAAATCGATAATGGAATCCGATGATGCATTGGTTAATTCACGAAAATGCACAGTGAATGAAAAAGACAAAACCGGATCATCCGCCCGTCTCAAACCAACAATTGTTCCTCGGTCTCTTATAACAACACGATCGCTTTTTTCTTCCGTGTATGAAAAATCGCCATTCTCATATGCAACGGTATATGAATTTGGTGTTGGTGTTGTTCCGTCTTTTATTAAAATGGTACCGTCGCGACGTACCGCGACACTCGTTGATTCAGCCATGTAGACCTCCAAAAATTATTGTATAGGTAAATAATGATATGCGTCAAAAAATGACGATGAAAAAAAGTATTCTCCACTATCTGATATTTCACGTTGTGAATTTGTATATCTGAAATGTGTGGATTGATATAAATCTGTATCTGATCGATCCAATATTGCTTTGATAATCAATTGTTCTTTGTCCAACAAATTATCATAATCGGCATTTTGTGACAATGGCCGAATTCGATATGAAAAACGTACTTCGATCTGTGTTGTACATTCAACACCTTCCGATGGTCTTTGGCGGCCGGATATGGCGTTTGTTGTATTCGCGCCTACCGCGTAAGCCAAATGAGCAACGGTTTGTTGTGTCTTGCCAAACATCAAGATCGGAAACGTAGACCGACGAAATCCACCGCCGGATATTCCGGTGATGGCATCGGATACATGATCTTGAATATTGGATACACTGATTGTTGTCATTATCTCATTCCAAATCGACGATAAAACGCCCGTGGTGGATCGGACAAATAGATTTGAGATACACCACCTGTTCGTTCATATGGGTCATCCATTACACCGTCCTGATTTTCGTCGTAGCGGAAGGAACACGCCGAAAACGATTTTTCAAACGCACGTTCGTGTTCTCTGGCTAGGTCCAAATATCTTCCTTCACTTTGTCCAAGTGCGGAATGAAGAGCACGCCAAATCAAAGACAAACAAAGATTGATATGTGGTTCTCTCAAAGCATGCGGATCCATAATCAAATATGGAAGCCGTCCGGCGATTCGAATCCGATTCAACACTTGAAACCACGATTCATCAATCCACTTTTGCCACGATGTTTCATCCGTTGGCAGTAGATTGGCCAAATCTGGATACAACGTTGTTAGATCAATATCTGAAATCACTGGATAGATTGGTGACAAACAAATATACGCCGGACGTTTGAATGTGTATTGTGTCGATCCAATTGTGATCTTCCATGTCTCCATCCATCCTTCGGATAATGTGGTTGTGGTTGGAACTTGTGACGCGGCGATGGTGTATTGTGCCGAACTATCCACCTTGTTCACGGATACATCTTCCAAAATGAATTTCCCGGTTTGATCTTGTAAAGAATACAAACCGGATGTGAAATCGATTTTGGCGCCATCACGATATATATCCAAAGAAACCAATTGTGTTTTGGCTCTTTCGATCAATTGTGGTGCGCGTATTCGTGGCGCGTATGGTGTTGATAATTCTGGCATGGTTCAAATCCGATTATGAATGTAATAAAATAGCCCAATTGGAACCATCACAAACAACAATTGCGCTTTCCCCGGCCGCAACACCGCCGCCGCCAATGATAGGATTTCCATCGGCATCTTGTATAACATAAGCATGTCCGGATGAAGCATCGTTACGAAAAAAGAATATTGAACCATCCTTTTTTGGTGGAACTTTGATTGTTGCTGAACTTCCTTTGGAATTTGTAATAACTTGAAACATTGAATCGTTATAGGTTAAATCTTTGTCACCTGTTATTGTTTCAATATTTACACCGTTTTTGAATTGAAAATGTCTAGCTACTTTGAACGATTGACTTGAGTTATATGATGCCATTTCTATATCCTTTTTTGATGGTTAAGATAATCTCTATTTTTTAGAGTCATGACGATTGGCGATTTTTTGCGCCGCTTGCCTAGCCTCCGAATAAGTAATTTTTGGATTTTGTTTCACCAAACGATCGGCCATTCTTTGGACCGCTTGATATCTTTTGTTGTATTCTTTTTCTTTCATGCTTTCTTTCTCTTTTTGGATGTTTTTTCATCCTGTGTATCATTATACAACAAATCTTTGGCTTTTTTCATATGTGCCAATTTTTTTTCTTCCATTTCGATTTGTTTTTGTACGTGTGGAATGTGTCCACGTTGCGCGTTTCTTTCTATTCGTCTCTCTTGACGTTCGATAAGTACATCCAAAACATCAACATCCGGTTGTGGTAGTATACCATCTTCCAACAATTTCAAACGCCAATCATCAAATGATTTGTGGTCAAAATTCCATATTACACGATTTCCAATGATTTTTGGTGTGGACCAAATTTCTTTGTATATCCAACCACCATATCGTGATTGAAATCTTTGTTGATATCCAAATTCCAAATCCAAGATTTCAAAACCGTTGTCCATCATTTGGACACGTGCCATTGTTGAATCGGCGCCGCGTCCGTTTGGAACCATTCGGACGGCGTTACATCCGGGTAGTTCTCTCAAATGTCGAAATGTTGGAAGCCATCGCCAATCATCATCATCGATTTCGACCAATTCCCAACATGTCATCGGATGATGCATCAACCAAAACGGATGATTCGGTTTTTCTGGAATGGCGGTTTGTTTTTTGGCTTGGTGTCCGGTCCAAGGTTGATTTTGCATGTGTCCTCCTTTGCAAAATAAAAGTGAAAAAATCGGAAAGGTGCCCCAAACCAAAAAGATGGTTTGGGGAAAAAGGAGGATATTCCCCCAAACCGATCCGATTTCAATGATTAAAAAATCAGATTATGCATCAGTTGAAACAAGTACACCACGTGCATCTTCAACGATACCAGCGCCACAATAAGCCGTTCCGATTATTTCGGTCAAACCTTTGGATGCATCACGTTGATATTCAACAACGATTGGTGTTCCAGCTGGTCTTACTTCACCACCGGCGCCGACCATTGGGGCGGGTGTTCCGATTGCGTATGCGATTGCTCCGGCGCTGAACATAGCGCCTTGCTTGTTACCAGCGGATTCATTGACATATGATGATTTGTGGATTTGTACGCCAAGAAAATCACCGACATATCCTTGTCCCATCATTTTCAACATATCGTGTGATGCTGAATTGAATGCGATTGCGTTTGCGGCTTCATTGCGAATACTTGCCTGAAGGTCGGCAATCTGACGGGGGTGGAGTACGGCAAAAATTTGTGATGGGTTGTTAGCTAATTCCAAAGCAAATACGCCATCAAGAAAATCGTCGATAGACATATCAACACCGGATGTTCCAACACTTGTTCCAAAACTTCCAAATGTAGCGGCGACCAATTCCATAAAACGGGCTTCAAATGCTCCAACCATTGATTCAGCTAATCTGAATGGTGAAATATCTGATCCAAGTCCGGAAAGATTGGCCAAATCGGTCATATCGTATCGAAGCGCTTGCCTTGCTACTGTTATTGTAGCGGTGTCCATTTCAAGTTGTGAAGCGGTTACATCGGCGCCATCGGAAGCGGATGACATAGCATCGTAACCATCCAAACCAGCGTATCGAAGTGTAATTGCATCCGATCCAATATTGGCAACATCACCGGCAAAAAGCAAAGCACCGGATTGACGAATGGAAGCGTTATCGGCTAAAAGTGCGCGTACTTCGGCTTCAATCATCGCCGCCAAGCGCAAGCCACCGGTTTCAAGTCCGGCATAATCTAAATCTTGTAAAGGCATTTTTTTTTATCCTTATTTTGTTAAAGTGAAATATTATTGATTTTTTGTGGATCCACTGTTAACCGGTGTGACCGTTTCCACACATATATATAATATTATGATATATTATCACAATATGATATCATTATATACTAAATTCATACCTATTTCAATAAAAAGGATTTTGCCATGGCTACCGATCTACAATTTACAAATGCCTTTCCATTCATATATGTTATTTCAGTTGGAACAACTTGGTCCCAAATTATTCTTCCTGTAAACGCCAAACGTGTCACCATTGGAGCGTCCACCGCTTTATATGTCGGTCAAAATGGCGCGTCGGATTCCGGTGTGGTTGGAACACACAAAGCATTCGTAACATCTAACAATTACTTGGAATTGGAATTGAAAAATGATACACAACGCGCAGCATCGATTTTTGTGGCGGCTCAATCTGGAACGGCTTCGGTTTCTATCATCTTAGAATAATATAACATTTCATAACATCGCTATAAGGAGGACACATGGCGCGGTTATTATACAGTGATGGAATTTCCGAATTACTACAATTCGATATTTCAGATCAAATTGATGGAATTACGCAATCTTTTAACACATCCAGTTCTATGAATCAAGATTCATTACGTGTATACTATAACGGAATACGACAATCACCGGATGACATTTCATTCAATTCGTCCACTTCTTTTTCACTCTCATTCATACCACAAGTTGGTGATTTTTTATTTATCGATTATGTGGTTGGATAATCTCACATAGGAGGTCTACATGGCCGTACAAATTACAGGTTCGCAGATTAAAAACAACGAAATCAGCGCGGACAAATTACAATCAAACTCCGTCACATCGGCAAAAATCCAAAACCAAGCGATTACAACGGCTAAAATTGGGAACTTTGCAATTGGGTCATCGCAATTGGCTAACTCTTCCGTCATAGCGGGCAAAATTGCTACGGGTGCGGTTAGTGCTGGTGCATGTGACCTTACACAAACATGGGATTTTTCAAGTGGAACGCTTCGATCTGGAACACCATCCGGTTCAAATGATGTTGCTACAAAAAACTATGTTGATAGCGCTGTATCATCGGATATTTATTGGAAAGAACCCGTCCGTGTTGCTTCAACCGCAAATATTGACCTTTCAAGCGCTCCGGCGGCGATCGATGGCGTTACATTATCAACTGATGATCGAATCCTTGTAAAAGACCAATCAACATCATCACAAAACGGACTTTATCAATTTGCTGGAAGTGGTTCGGCGATGTCAAGAACATCCGATTGTAATTCAGCGGCTGAAATCAATGGTGCGGCGGTTTTCGTAAAAGAAGGAACAACCAACGCGGACCAAGGTTTTGTACAAACATTTGAAGTTGTAAATCTTGGTTCGGATAATGTCACATTCGTACAATTTACTGGTCTTGGACAAATCACCGCCGGAAACGGGCTCGATAAGTCAGGGAATACGCTTTCTGTCGATACTGGCGCCGGATTACAAATTGTTTCTGGTGCTGTTGCTGTTGAAACTGGATCGGCTTTGTTTATCGATTCAAACGCCGTTGCTGTATCAGTTGATAATGCTTCCATCGAAGTCAATGGGTCAAATGCACTTCAAATCAAAGCCAACGGTATCACATCATCAATGATTGGTACAAATCAAGTAACCGGAAATGAAATTGCCGGCGCTACCGTTGGAACGGCAAACCTAGCCGATTCCGCCGTGACATCCGTTAAGCTTGGTGCTTCTAGTGTTTCAGCCGTTAAAATCGCTTCAAATGCCGTGACATCCGACAAAATCCAATCAAATGCGGTAACCGAAGCAAAAATTTCGACATCCGTAGCTGGTAATGGTTTGAGTGGTGGAAATGGCGCGGCTTTGGCTGTTCAAGTTGATGATGCAACCATTGAAATCAACGCCGATTCATTACGATTAAAAGACCTTGGAATTCCAAGCCAAAAACTTCAAGATTCATGCGTTGTTTCGGCAAAAATAGCGAATGATGCCGTTGACAAAACCAAAATCCATTCGGATGTGGCTGGAAACGGTCTTGCACAAGATGGAACCGGCGCATTGGAAGTTAGTGTGGGTGATGGTCTTGAAATCTTTTCGGATACTGTAAATATCAAAAATGGTGCGGCTTTGGATTTCAATGGTGGTGCGTTGGATGTTCAAGTTGATAATGCAACATTGGAAGTTGATGGCGTTGGAAATGAATTGCGTTTGAAAAATCTTGGAATCCCAACCGGGAAATTACAAGATGCCGCTATTTCTACACAAAAAATCCAAGATGATGCTGTAACATTCCAAAAGTCTGGATGGAGAATGTACCAAGAACTTTCCACCATTTCCGGCGGTTCTACTACCACCATCGATTTGGCGCGTGCTCTTGATGCGAACGCTGTGAACGGTGTAATGGTATACAAGAATGGTTTGGCCTTATTGAATCAAACAGCTCTATCTGGAAGCGCGGCAAACAATGATGAATTCAGTGTTTCACCTGATGGTGGGGCTGGTTCGGTCGCTCGTCTTACTTTTGGCGCGGCTTTGGCTGATTCCGATAGTGTTTTGATTTGGTATTTGACATAATAGTCAAAACTATTTTACAAAATAGTCAAAATTATTTTCATAAAAACCACCGTGCGATATCGGTGGTTTTTTTATTTTCTATAATTATTTTCTATTAAAGTGTAAAATAATACTTGACACTTCAAAAGATAATGGATAATATATTTATATAACCAACTAACAAAGGATAAAACAAAATGTCAAACCAACAAAAAATCGAAATCGCAAACTGGATACAAAACGAAAACATCGCTGGATGTTACACTGATGGAACCATCGAATGTTTCACATGGAATCAATTTGATGAGGTTGATTGTGTATTGTCTGATATGGGTATTGAATACGATTATCAAGAGCACAATATCGGCGGTGAATTTTGGATTACCATAAGAATCAAATAATCTAACAACTAACAATCAAACAATAAAGCCATCCAAACAACGGATGGTTTTTTTTTATTCGTCGATCGCCGGTCCCATTGTATCTTCATTCAACTGGTTATCGATTTCTTTCCATTGTCGTAACATTTCACCATATATGTCATCTTTGGTTAGTCCAAGATTACGCGCAAAAACCACAGCGATAAACACACCCATCATATATATATTTGTTTGTGGTTCACCTTGGTTATCAAGATCGTAGGCATACCATAATAATTTTTTAATATTTGATTCAAACATGACTACCTCTTTTTTTTCGTTGGTGGTTTTCGTTTTTTCATAGTCATTGTTTGTTTTCTGGCTTTTGATCCTTTTTGGATTTTCTTGATTTTTTTTCCAATTTTCGATTGATTATATTTTGGCATGGTTCACCTCTTATGTTTCGAATTGCTTCCAAGATTATATCATGATGTTTTACATTCCATAATTTCGAAACGTTCAAACATAGATTCCAAAGTGATTTCGGGCGCGGTGTGCAATCGGTATATTTCCATCGACATAACGTTCCGTGTGAATGTCCTTGTTCTTGAAAATACTTCCAATGCCCATCGATGTAAATTTGAAAAAAATGTTTCATCCATTCACAATTTCATCCATGGCTTCCAATATCAAATCCTCATATTTCAAATTTTGATGTTTGGCGATGGCTTCACACCAACATATCAATTCGAATGTTGATGGCTTGTTTCTTCCAATCCTCCAACACCAAACCGTGTTTCGAACCAAACCGGATTTTCGACAATAAAAATTCATCTTCCGATTTGGCACATATTTATCAAAAAATCTTTTCATTAATATTTCGTGGTTGGTTTTGTTCCGCTTTGCTGAAACCATGCGTTTCGGATTGCTTCACGATTGGCTTTGTAAAAACTTGGATCGTTCAAACCTCTGGATAAGATATCCTTTTGTGTTTCTGTATTGTTTGATTGGACGGTTTTTTGATTGGTTTTTGGCGCTTGTTTTGGTTGTGGTGATTCTTTGATCGTCTCAACTTTTTCAGCCACTGTATTTTCGATTTTTGGCGCTTCGGATGTTTGAAAATGTGAACGGAGAAATGATGGAGCGTTTTCTGGATTTTCCTTCAATCCCTTCATCCAATCACCAAATGAATCATCGGTGTTTGATCTTTGATATTGCCATTCCAAAGCATCACGAACATCGGCGTCATGTATACCCATTTCAGCGATGGCGGCATGTCGTTCGTATTTCGTATTGGCGTTTGATAGTTCTTCCTTCAATCCATATATTTGTTCGGTTAGATTGTCCACGGTTTTGAGTTTTTCACCGGCTTCCACCAATCGTTGGTTCATATCTTCAATTTGTGTTTCGGCTTCACGTGTTCTTTTGGCATACTTCGATATCTTATCTTGTATCAATCCATCAACGTGTTCTTTTGCGATGTATTCCACACCATCTATTATTTTGGTTTCCATGTGTCCTCCTTGGAAATGTTAGATTAAAAATAAAGCCTTTTGGCGTTGTATTTCACGAATTTTTTCGGCGGCTTCATCTTCGGATAGGTCTGGATATAATTCCATCATCGCGTCAATTGGTGCGATAAGATTGGAAGCCAATTTTTCTTTGATATCATTTCGTTGTTCTCTCTTTTCTTCCACCGATAATCCTATACGCGCGTATCTGATTTTGTATCCGTTTTCTGGAAGATCAAAACCAAGAAAACGATTTGCCATCATAGAAGCTAAAGACAATGTCATTTGATCACCACGTTCAAATGATGGTTTATATCTTGCTTGGGCTTCACGCATCGATTCTTTTGATACCGCTATGGCGTAACCGCTTCGTGGATCGCCGGATAAACGTTCGATGTCGCCGGGGTTTATTCCGGCCATTTGAGCCACTTTACGTTCGTATTGTATCACCGCTTCCAAAACGGTGGATGGGTCACCACCGGGTTGGAATTGTCCAATCATCGGTTGTCCAACATTATCCGGGTCTTGTGTGAATACAAGGATTGACGCCGGATCGGTTGATATGGCGGCGCGTTTGGCGGCGGTGTCCGTGTCTCGAACATTCAAACCGGCCAATTGCAATCCAGCTATATAGCGTTGAGGAAAGCCCGTGTCTCGCGTCAAATGCAGCCAGTAGGTATAGAGGGCGGCGGCTGTGAGGGAACCATATACGACTTCCGCATTTTCGAAACTATTGAATAATTTTCCAGTGATTTCGGCGTGGTACATTGAGTACGGAATAACCGGTGTATCATCGGAATATCGAAATGGGTAGTTTTCACCATCCATTTCACTTCCAAGATATTCTTTGGTGAAATCTTCACCAAGTGTTCCATCGTTGTTCATCTCCACGATTTTCATCTTTGGATTTTTCATATCACGTAGATCGAAAACATCAGCCGTCCAAATCACTTCTTTGGAATGTGGATGGTGTCGCAATCTCAATTCATACAAAAATCGTAGTTGGTTTGGATCGCCGGATGATGATTCACAATAGATCAAATCCGGTGTGACTGGACGAAACAACAAACCATTGGAATCACTGATATCGACGCGCATGAACATCTCACGACATCCGATTGTAAACATTTGAAATGATTGCATCATAGCCCATAAACCACTTTGATATATCAATCCATCATCGCCCAAAAATCCTTCCATCGATTCACGGTTGGCATCAATACCAATCATTGGTGGTTCGTTGTACAACGCCGATAATGATTTGGATGTGGCTTTGAATACGTTGGATGACATATCACTAACACCCCATGCCGCTCGTCGTTCTCTGGATACGTGACGAGCTAATTCTTGCTCTAAATCGTCTTGCCATTGACCCCGTAACATCCGGACACGTAGGGCGTTATGTTCCCATCGTTCGTTGGTCTCCATTGATGGCGCTGGTGGTTTTGGTTGAAAATCTAACATCATAATAAATCCTTTATCCGATTCTGAATGAACCATGTATTGGTGTTTGATATTTTATATCAATAATTGGTACTACGCTATATCTTAACGCATCAAGAGCATGTTTATGTTCCGATCTTGCATCCATAGAACCACTTTTTTTCAATGTCCATCGACGAAACGACCGAATCAACGTTTCACATCTTGGATTGACTGTGAAACGCTTTTTCATCATTCTATCATGCAATAGTTGACATCCATAATAAACCGACCATCTTGGTTTGTGTGCGGTATGAATTCGAAATGGCATTGTCCCTTGTGGATATTCCAACACGTGTTCCAATGCGCTTCGAAGCATCGCATTGGACATCCGGCCGCCATGCCTTCCACCACGATGCGCAATATCACCCGTCCATCGTGTTATCATTTGTGGCGTCAATCCATTTCTGGACAACATACGAAGGATGGAACGGGCATGTGTTTCGGCCATCGATCGTTCGTTTTGGTTTCCTCCACTGTAATATTCATCAAGTACATATACATGTGGATTGTCAATTTCGGTCATGTCAATCGCGCAAAGTATTACAGCTTGCGCACCGGGCATCGAACCATGATCGATTCCAATCGAAAATCTATAATCACCATCATTTGGACATGGGGCGTCCGATATCATTTCCTCGGAAAAACATTCAAACACCAATCCATCCGGCCGTCCGGCCTCCCAACTTCCTTCTAGTCGGGCTTGTCGGTCTAGCGGCAAATAAGTGTCGGCTATGCGGTCAATGTCTTGTTGTGTTAGCAATGCCCTACATCCCATTGGCGTAACATTATCAACCGTCAACGCCGCCACAATATCTTTGATTTTGCCATCATCCACCATTTTTTTCAAGTATCCACAATCTTGTCCGATTGGTGTCATCGTCAAAACCATTCGTCCACGTTTTCGAAGCAATCTCGCCGCCAATTCCCCGAAAATAGCGACGGGCGGCGGCTCGTCAATCCATACCATATCGACCGTTCCACTAGCTACACCAAGTGTTCCTTGGTTCGTTGTTTTGATTCGGACCAATGAACCGTTCTTGAATTGTATAATCGGCGTTTTGCCTTTGAAGCCTTTTCCTGGAACATACTCACATCCATCAGCCAATTCGGACGGTGGAATCAAATCATATATTTTTCCTTGCACGGTTTTGGATTGTTCCCAAGAATGTACAATCACCCATATTTCCTTCGGTCCATCCGGGATTTCTTTGTATGGATGCCGATTCAATGCATAGTAAATCATCTCAGCGGCGCCGGCGGCGGTCTTTCCTAACTGGTTACCGGCTCGAAAAAGGGTTATTGGCGCAGTGGATTGTAGGAATTCCAATTGTGGTTTTGTCGGAGTGAACCATGCCAACGGATCGGCGGTGGTTACATCACGCATTTTCAACAATGTTTTGGTGATACTTGCGATGTTCATTTTTTACCACGGTATGTTGTTAATTTGATTTGATAGGTATTTGATTTTGTTGGATATTGTCATCGCTTCCAAAATATTGATCTGTGGATAGTAATGATGGATATACATTTGTACGCATTTTTCTGGATTCAAATCTTTACGTAATCCACCGGCGTTTTCAAGACGTTGTATATTTTCATAATGTTGAATAAGTTTTTTTATCATAAATTTATCTTTAGATTCTTGGATTTTTTGGCACGTTGAAATAAATCTTTATCGGCGGTTTTCGTGGTTTTGCCCTTGGTGATAAAAGAATATACTCTTGCCTTGGCCCATTGTCCTTGTGTGGCGCCGGGTCTATGTCCTACCGCCCATGCCGCTTGTCCTTTTTTGTATACCTCACCAATAATTCCTTTTGGAATTCCCGTTACACTTGCGACGGCTTTTACAAACTTATCATCTGAATTTCCTGTTCTCATCTTTGATGATGATTCCAATATCTTTTTTCGTAGTCCGGATCTTGTTACTTTTATTGTCGATTTCGATCGTCTTGTTTTGGCTTTTGCATCACCCGGCAATGCCTTAAAAGATTTCTTTTTTCCCGTGGCACGTTTTCGAATTTCGGCTTTTCGGCGCGCGGCGGTGGATTTCGATAATCCGCTTGTATATTTTTTTGCTACTTTTCGAACTTTACGTGGCATGATTCAATCCTTGGTTTTGAGTCTGATTACATTTCCGGATTCATGCGCTTCAATAGTTTCTAAAAGTTCATGACGGATAATTGGGGGTAGGTTCACAAATGCTTCAATCAACAATCGTTTGTGTTCATCCATCGACATTTCACGTAGTTCATCGCCGGCCGCTTCAATATGTTCCAACATTTCATTGTGTACTTGTATATGTAACTTGTGAAACGCTGGAAGTGAATGTACAACACGTTCCAAACGTGCCGTTTCAATGTCGTTTGATATTTCAGCTAACTTAATTCGACGAAATAAAATTGGATCGTCTGGAATTTGATTGGAAGATATTTGGACCGGATTGTTTTTTTCTGGTGTTTCTTTTTTCTGGGTTTTCTTTTTTCCACTTTTGATTGTTCTGGAAATTGTTGATTTCGATACACCATATTTTTTCGAAAGTTTGTCCATCGAAAAATCACCGGATTCATATTCATGAACGATGGCGATTTTTTCGGCCGGCGTTAATTGTCGTTTCATTTTTTGCATGCAACATCCATATTTTGTTCCATTTCATTATAACATATAAAGCGAAAAGATGGCGGTCAAGGATAA